CCGTTACTTGCTATGGAACACCATCATACGCAAAAAGAACAAGTGAAAACGCAAGGAGATTAGTAGAGTTATGAAATATAAAATTATCGTCTATTACGACAACATGGAAGACGATGTTGAAATTTACGACAGCAAGGATGAAGCTATCAAAAGATTGCATCATTTGAGAGGTGTTAAGTACAGAAACTTACGATTGTATAAAGTAGAAATGGAAGAGGTGGAAGAATGAATATTGAAGAAGCAAAAAAATATGTAAAAGAAAATGCAACAAATGGATATTTTGAAAATCAAGTGGTAATGCCGAAGGAAGAGATATTGGATCTGCTTGACAAACTCAACCCTCCTAAACCAGTAGTGCCCCAGTATGTTGCTGATTGGTATGAGGAACATAAAGATAACTTTGAAGAATACCTATTTCAATGTATCCATGATGTTGTAGATTTTAATAACAGAGACGAAGTAAAAGATTTTAAAGATTGGCTATCTATTGTTGATGGTTTTATGAAGGACGAATTCAAAGCTTGGATGTCTCAGGCTTATGAGAATGGAGCTATCAAAACACTCATCAACATGCACCAGTTTAGGTATGAGGTAGAGAAAGAAAAACGATATACAGTGAGAATCCGAAACTTAGATGATGAAGCAGCTTATTTGAATTATGATAATTTCAGAAAAACTTGGGTGTTTTACAGCCGAGACAATACAGACCGTTTTAGAACAACACACACCCGAAAAGAGCTAGAAGAAGCTGATTTTGGATGGGTATTCGACTGTGAGGGAATTGAAGTGGAAGAGGTTGAATAAGTGAATAGACTTAAAGAATTAAGAGAATTACGGAAAATGACAAGAGTTGAGTTAGCCGAAAAACTTGGGGTTACAAAATTAACCATTCTTAATTGGGAACATGGCACCCATGAAATCAAAGGAAGTAACGCTAAGAAGCTAGCTGAATACTTCAACGTATCAATCCCTTACTTAATTGGCTACGATAAAGCTAATGTATTCTCGGACCTAGTTGCCAAGATTAACGAGTGGGCGGACGAACGCAATTTAAAGCAAGCAGACCCTAAGATTCAGTGGATGCGCATTACCGAGGAGGTAGGTGAAATTCGTGATGTACTATTGAAACCGACTAAATTCACAGAACCACAAACAGCACTCAAGGACGCAATAGGAGACACGCTAGTAACGATTATCGTGTTGGCACATCAATTAGACCTTGATGTCAATGAGTGTTTAAATATTGCATATGAGGAGATTAAGAATAGAAAAGGAAAAATGATAAATGGAACGTTTGTTAAAGAAAGTGACTTATAAACGAGATAGTCAGCTAAGGTTCTTAACAGCTCTACTGCTAATTTCAATAGTAATCAACGTGATTACCGTCATAAGAGTTACCAATAGACCTATGGAAGCTATTGTGGTGCATAAGGCCGATAACGCTACTGTATTGCATGGTAAAATCACAGGTAAGGAAATGGTAGGGAAACTTTACACAATAGATTGCGGTGCTTACGGGAAATTCCTTGTAAGCAAGGAACAGTATGACAGCATTCAGGTTGGAGATGAGATTCCAAGTTATTTGAAAGGAAGAGGACAATGATACCAAGATATAGAGCGTGGCTTAAAGAAGATAAAGAAATGGTAGATGTGGAAGAGATTCATTTCTTTAATGGCGAGTTTGATTTCATCGGAGACGCTATCACTTGGATGTGCAAGAGCGATGATTGTGTTTTAATGCAATCTACAGGTCTCAAAGACAAGAATGGCAAAGAAATTTTTGAGGGGGATATTGTTAGAGTAGATGGCTTTAAAAATATAGTTGTTAAATTCGGAAAAATTGAACACCAAGAAAATGATGGTGGCGTTGCTATTTATCAAGGTTTTAATTTACTAATTAGGGGAGGCTATCCGGAAGCTGTCATGAGTGATTTTGAGATAGTTGGAAATGTTTTTGAAAATATTCACCTTCTTTAATAAAAAAGAACCCTACTTTTTAGTAGAGTTCGCATACTTATCAAGCAAATCATCCAACGCTTCATCAAGCAATTTTGACATTGGTATTTTAGTCGCTTTGGACAATTGTTTCAAAGCGTCAGCCAATTCAGTCTGGATAGCATTAGAAATTGTTTTGCGATTTTTCAAACCACGTTTATTAGCCATTAACATCACCCCTTATTAACAGTATACTCGAAAACTAGATTACACGCAACTACTTGATACTACATGTAGTTTTTGGTATAATGGTAGTAACAAATGAAATGAGGTTGGCTAATTGGTTAAAGGCGTAAAAGGATTTCAAAAAGGACATAAACATTCGGAAGAAGTTAAAAAGAAAATAGGTGACGCAAATCGTAAACAAGTGTATTTTAAGTGTGATTATTGTGGGCAAATAAGTTCAGATAAACCTTCGAGTTACAACAAGAAGAAACGACACTTTTGTAGTATGGGGTGTTACTCGGAATTCAGAAAGAATAAATTACCGATGAAAGAACAAAACGCTTATAAAGGCGTTCGTGCCCCTGGTGAAAGTAAACAAGTTTATCATCGCAGGTATGTTAAAAAGCACCCGGAAAGAATCGCTCATTTAAAGGCGAGGAGATACGCAGTTGAACGAAATGCCCAAGGTAGTCACTCGTTAATAGAATGGCAAGAGTTAAAACAAAAACATGACAATAAGTGCGCTCATTGTAAGGAGAAAAAGAAATTGACTAAAGACCACATTGTTCCTTTATCAAAAGGCGGTACGGATTATATTTCAAACATTCAGCCGTTATGTAGAAATTGCAATAGCAAAAAATGGGCTCACCAAAATCCAGAATTATTAGAGGTACAGAAATGAATAAACGACAAAGAAAGAAACAGTACACAAGAGCATTTAGCAAGGCTTATGACGAAAGTCTTAAATACAAACATTTTGAACGAAATATATCAATATCTACATTCACAAATCCAAGAGGAATACCAATTATGTTTCTTTCACTAAACAAAAGCATAAATTACAACTTTAGTCATGATGAATTGCCAGAAATATCAATAGAAGGTTGCAGTGTTGGTCACAAACCATTGAAAGATTGGTGGTAATGAATAAACGACAACGAAAAATCTACTAAAATCCAAAATTACTTGAGGAGCGGTTATGATATGAAGCGTTTTGAGTACGCAGGACTGACTAAAGAATTACATAAAAGGCTAACGCTTGAATTTGACGTATTGAGAGAAGAATATCCTAGATTGTTAACCAAGCACATCATGGAAACAAAACAGTGCGACCGCTTGCAGGCTAGAAAATACTTCCAAAGATTTGACAACGTAGCCAAAGAGAGATCTAAGATGTCGCCTGTGACGTTGAACGACATGAGAGAATATCTTACGGATGGGCTGGCAAACGACATAGAAGAGTATTTACTAGAGAATTACACTACTAGATGCATGAAAGGTCGACCAGATACCGACAAAGCTAACGCTGGCCTTACAAGGGAGCTTTTCCGAGAGTTTCGCAAGGAAATTGAAGCATTAAGAGCAGCACACCTAAACAATTTCGCTAACTATATCACGGAGTTAAAAGGTTGTTCAAATCATCAAGCCAAAACAATTTGTACAGCCATTAACACAGTGTATACAGAAATGGGCATTTTAACACCTCGAAAAGTAATTCAACTTGAGGGGATTTTGTCAAGAGAATTGTTTGGAAAGATTTCTAGGTATGTTTTCAATAAGCATGAATGGCCTGAAAGTCTAGATGAAGAAGTTGATCGTATTTACTCTGAATATCGCACAAAGGGAAATGTTGGGCGGAATAAGGAAAGTGTTAAACGTACACTATATAAAGCGATTGCTATGGGCTTGTAGTGGTTCGAATCCACTATAAGTCATTAATCCCAGTCAATTTAAATTTAGGAGGAAGCCTATTTTATTTCAATCAAAACATAATCAAAGTGAGACTGGTAGCTTTGAAATCTAACGCAGAATGGAGGTGATAACAGCGTAACTGTCTTTTCAAAATCTTTATTCTTGTAGCGTTCGAGGGTTCGACTCCCTCGCTCGTTGTTGTCTGTCGTGACTAGGTAACTTTTTTTCGACACTCGTATCGCTGACAGACCGATACACAAACCCAGTAAATATTTTATAGAAATGAGGAATCCATATTTTGGTCCAGCCTTGCATTGCTGGTAGCAAGAATTTAAAATAAAGGTGGTGGTAAATAAAAAAGCCCCAAGCAAAAGCCGTGGAACTGTTTAAGAAATCTGATAATAGTATTATACCATAAAAGGAAGACAATTTATGAGAACAGTTGAGCGGTTACAGAAAATCAAAGCACTTGATCGATATATCGAAAGCCAACTAGATAAAATTGAGAGACTCGAATCGCAAGCGCTGAAAGTTACGTCTGGGCCTATGCAGATAGACATGGTTCAAGGTGGAGAGCGAAAAGCTAAAGATGACCTGTATGTTGAATTGATAACGGAAAAAGAAGAGTTGAAACAATTCGTTGCGGAAGCTATCAAAGAACGTCGAGAGTTTCGTAAGCAAATAGCTAGCGTTAAAGATATAGAAGCTAGAATGCTGCTTCAAATGGTATACATTGACCAACTTAGTATCTGGCAGATATGTGAACGCTTAGCCTTTAGTAGAGCTACGTGCTACGTTAAATTAAGACAAGCTGAGAAACATCTGGATTG